TCAGCTGGCGGATCTACTGCTGGGTAACCTTGACGACGCTGGTAAGGCAGGTTTCGCCTGCGCCGTCGTGCGGATGAGGGTTAGGCGGCCTCTGCTTCAGAGCCAACAAGGCGCATAGCCTCCTCAGAGGCCTTCAACTCACCGCCAGAGAGCTTTTCGAGCTTGATCTGGCGAATCAGCGGAACCTCGTCTGGCCACTGCGATACAGCGCTCGGGCTAATGCCGAGTGCCTCAGCGACTTTGCTAACGCCTTTGAAGTGCTTGAGGACGTCGATTTTTTTCATGGATTGTCCCTCTAAAGGTATTGGAATTTAAGCATGCTAAATCTAAACGCGCAAGCCGGTCAGGCATGCTTAAACACCATTGTTTTAAGCTCGCTAAAAATCCTTCAGGACCTATCGATGTTCGTTTTCTTCGGCAGAGAGCTACCCACGCCAAAAGGGAGGCATGAGCGCGTCAGTCTCGCGATTGAGCATTCAGGGAAAACCAAAACAGCCATTGCAAGCGCATGTGGCGTAACGCCATCATCCGTAACGCAATGGACCACAGGCGAAACGGCATCCATAAAGCCGGAAAACCTGTTTGCCCTTGCCTCCGAGACGGGGGTAAGTGCGAAATGGATCGCAACCGGGGAGGGATCTCCTGAGCCCTACCGGCCACGCTCCAACGTCCATGCATGGGAAGCCCCGGACGATCTGCCTGATAGCCAGTTCATCATCGTTCCGCGGGTGGAAGTTAGTTTCTCTGCCGGATCAGGACAGATGGTGATTGAGGAAATCGAAAAGGACCAAGGCAACGCTTATCGGATGGAATGGATCCGTCGGCGCAGGCTAAACCCGAAGAAGCTGTATGACTTCATCCTCAAAGGGGACTCGATGGAGCCAACCTTGCCCGATGGATCGAAGGTCACGCTGGACCTGAGCAACACCGCAATCCAGGACGGCAAGATTTACGGGATTCGCTACGGCGAAGAGTTGCGAATAAAGCGCATTTTTAAGCGCTTCGACGGCGGCCTGGTCATCAGGTCTGACAACGCTTCCAAATATCCAGAGGAAAGCGTTGATCCTGAGCAGCTAGAGCACATCACAATTATCGGAAGGTACGTCGCCCATAGCTATGACGGCGATCTTTAACTGTTAGACAAGGAGGTCGCCATGCCCGCGATCCGGTTCACTGCTATCGCACTCGCTATGACCGCCGCCATGAGCGGCTGCACTACTCGCGTTGCTGACCTCACGGTGGCCAGTAGCAAGAACGTGAATATGAACTCCGGGCAGTTCAGTGAAGGTCGAAGGGTATCAGGCAGCGACAGCATCCCTGTGATCATCATCCCGCTCGGACAGCCCAACATCAAAGAGGCCATCGACCGTGCCATTGAAAAGGACCAGTGTGCTGTTGGCCTATCGAACGTTGTGATCGACCAGGAGTTCTTCGCCTTTCTATTCGGCATGGTCCGGTTCACGGCTGAAGGCAACCTGATTATCGATAATGGTAAGCCCGGTTGTGGTGGCTATGCGCAGACACGGCCCGCGCCTTCCCAGGCATCCGCTCAGCAGACCTACGCTCCGTCCAAAGAACAGCAGATTCAGCAGCTCCAGCAGCGCAACCTGCCCTACGAGCAGTACCAGCAGGAGTACCGGAGGATCATGGGGCAGTGAGCAAGGATATGGAGATGAAGAAGCGTGGCATCAATGTCGAAAAGCTTGGAGATTTTTTCAGTCAGGTAGGTGCGCGGCCTGACTGCCCCTGCTGCGGTAGTGAAGATTGGATTATTCCAAACGCTAGCATCACACCTGGAGGAGTCATCCTCTGGGGAAAGGGTAACGGCGACTCCTACGCAAATGGAGTGCCAGTGATAATAATGTTCTGCAAGAAATGTAGATTCGTAAGACAGCATGCCCTCCTTGACGGGTTGGAGGATGTGCTGGAGGAGCGTCATGACGACGCTACTTGAGCCCGCTACCTATAGGAGCATCGAAGCAAAGCGGGAAACATTCACCATCAAAAGCCATAAGACTGCGGCTAAGATCGTGGTTACAAGGTATGTGCGCATCTCCTGGGATGTGAAACCTACCAAGAAATACAAGATCGTTCGCGCCAGGACGCTTGACAGGCAGAGTCCAAATATTCTGGTAAAGCTTCCAGCTCGCCCCCATACTGAAGCCAAGATATACGAGTTCATTCACCCGTCGACGAAGCTCCCACGGAAGGAAGCAGTGACCATCATGGCCGTATTCAGAAAAGACCTATTCATATCAGTTACTCTACCGATCCTTGCCATGGGAGCCGCTCTGCTGGCCGCGATTGGAGGGGCATATGCGTACACCTGGAGCGCCTTCACTCGACTCGATGATGCAGCATTAAGCATCCGGGAATCAGCTTCGAAGATGGCCGAGGTTCAGGCTGCATCTGCACAGCAGTTGTCTGCACTGGCAGATGGCCAGAAGGATTCGAATGCAAAGCTGGATAGAGTCACTGAGCAGCTGAACCAGATGAATGGCACACTGCTCGTGCTCAAGACGCGAGCTGACATGAGGGAATCCTCTCCAAATTGATTCAAAGCCCCGCCATCGAGCGGGGCTTTTCGTTTCTTGCTCTTCTCGGTAACCTGATCTGCTGTGCTTCGCATGGCGAGCCGCCTCCTGGTGCGCTCCAGCTGCCGGAAACACACCATGAGCAGAAGCCGCCGAAAGACCCCAATGTGTGGGATCACCACCGCTGCCAGTGAGCGCTTTGACAAGCAGACCTGGCACCGCGCCTTCCGCAAGGCCGAGCGCCAACGCCTCGCCATCTCTCCCCTTTCCGAGCCCCACCACTTCCGCGAGTTCAGCGATGACTGGACGATGAACAAGGACGGGAAGTGCTACTGGGGTGAAGAGCATCGCGACGCCAGGTGGCTCCGCAAGTAGCCGACCTCCTCTCCTTAACCCGAATCCTGAGCCCGCTAGCGCGGGCTTTCGTTTCTGGCCTGAAGGCTACCAATCAAGAAGATCTGGAATCGCCCACTCCTGGTGCGACTTGTTCTCTGACACCTGAATCCATCCATCTCGTATCTCGTGAACAACCAGTGTTTCTCCAGGGCCGACTTCCCGTACGACGCGTGCCTGTATGTCTGGAGATTCCCGCAGAAACACCTTCGCCTTCAACGGGGCCGTCATCTGACCAACTTTGACTGCTGGCTGGCGGCCCTCCGGTGATGGGTAGTTAGGCTGTGGCTCCGCACTGGAAACGGCAGGCCTCCCGTTGCGCAGGTCCTGCTCCATCTTCTTGCAGGTCCTATCTACGAACTGCCATGTCGAACTGCCGCTTGGCTGCTGGTCTCGCTCCTTATGGCACAGGTCGATCGCTGCCTGCGCCTGGCTACGCGCCTTCCCTTCTGGCGTGGAGCCAATGTAAGCGCCGAACCCGAGAAACGCCCCGCCACCAGCGATGACAGCTAGCGCTAACCACCCCAGAGCGCCGATCCCTTTCTTAACACCATCCTTAGTCTCGGCTGCGCTCACGGGCAAGCCGACGCCTGCAAGTGTCGATCCGCAGTGCTTGCACTTGACTGCCTCTGACTTAATGACCTCGGCGCAGAACGGGCATTTCTTCTCATCGTCTTCCATAGCGGACTCCTCCATACACAGCCTTCGATTCTATCCACTAAGCCATCCAGCGACATGAGCATGAGCCTGCCTGGCACGGGATTTTTCATGGAGCAAACTTAAGCTTGCTAAAAATATCTTCTTAGCATGCTTGACGTGCAATATTTAGCTTGCTTAAATCCACCTCAACGCCGAGCAACACACCGCTCGGAGACAAGCCGGGGATTCGCCGGCTACCACGGACCGAGGGAAGTCGGTTCCAGGCCCCGCGAGGGATCGACCTGCTCCATACCGGAGAGTTCTCAACCCAATCACCAGAGGAGGAACCAGCCCATGCAGTAACAAGCCCAGCCGATGTTCGGATCGGCACCTCGCGAGCAGCTGCCCACATCACCAGGCCGCCGGGCTGCAGCGAACCGCGAGATCAACCCCAGTCCCCTACGACCTGCTCCGTACACCGATTGAAGGCGCAGCGAGGGAAGCCCAAGGCCAAACACATCTAGTCCGAGCTGCCATCGGTAGTGGTGAGGACAGCACTACGCCGCGCGAGACGCCAGATTGCTGAGCGCGGCGGGAAAGCATCACTTCAGCCAGTTCCCCAGAGCTGGCTGCGGGATGACGCCCGAGTTTGTCTAGCACCTCTACGCCAAGACAAGCCTTAGACAAGCTCAAGACAAACAGGAGGACCGTCATGTCACTACGAGATCAGGGCTTCCGGTTCTGCATCAGCCCGGACAAGAAGGAAGGCCGCTGGCTGCACCCGGCAGAACGTAAGGCCTTCTACTCCGACTGGACCGATGTAACGGACTGGCCGAGCGAGAAGCTGGTGGCCTACCTGCTGCCAGAACCAGAGCAGCAGGACTTGTTCGCTGCGTAAGCCATCCGGGGCATCGAACCTTGGAGTCATGAGGGGGGGCTGCCTGCTGCTTGATGCCGAAGACGACCCTTCCGTCATTCAGCCTTGGATAGCAGGAAGGCCAGGCAGCTCCCCCATGGCTCCGCCAATCAGGAGAAAGAGATGATTAAGCACACGAAAGGACCTTGGATCGCACGTCAGGTTGGTGGCGCTGGATTTCCCGGCCAGATCGGCTATGCGATCGACTTCAACGAGGATCAGGAGCAAGTCGTCGACTTCGTTTACGAAGAGGCAGACGCCCGCCTGATAGCGGCCAGCCCTGACCTTCTGGAAGCCTGCCAAGCCTTCTCTCGGCTGTACGGACGGCTGTGGGATGTCACTGAGCCGAGTGGCGCCGGATTCCTCTCGCCCGAGTCGGTGAAGGAGTACGACGCAATCCACCAACTGATGACTGTAGCGATTCAGAAGGCCACCGCCTAACGCGCCCTTGCGCATACACACACTGGAGGCGAGATATGTGCAACTTCCAACGAGGCACATACGAGTGCCGCGGTGATGGTTACTTCTTGGATGCGGACTCCGATGGCTTTGACCCTGACGATAAGTCTTGGCCGTGCCCTGGCTGCAACACCTTGGAGTACCTGACCATCGCCAAGGAAGAGTCTGAAAGCTGCAGCTTCTTTGTTGACTGCGGCGACAGTGGAACCGGCGAAGACATTTGGCTCCGTAAGCTCAACTGGGCCAATGGTGCGAATCCAGAAGAAACCGCACGCGTACTCAAGATTATCGGCCCGGTCCACTGCCTTGTGCATGACAAGACGTCGCCCGATGGCTTCATCGTGAGCATCAACAACACCTGACTTCCCCGGCAAGGACGCCACCCTTCAATGGGGATGATGCGCAGGCCTGCCAAGGCGGCCACGAGTAAGGGCGGCGAGGTCAGTCAACCTCCGCTGTCTGACGCTGCTCTGATCGGAGTTTGACCTACTGCGCGCCGGTCTAGCGAGCCGGCGATCCCCACCCAAGTCTGCGCTAGCTCAGTGGCGCGCCAACACGTTGAAGGCCCTAGGCATAGGACAGTAAGCGTGAAGGACAGAGCACCGGACCCTTAATCCGGAAGACGCTGGTTCGAATCCAGCGCGCAGCACCACCATACCCCTCATTAGCCCGGCAAGTCCGGGCATTTTTTCGCCTGTATGACGACAGCGAGACAGGACGCTGCCGCATGCACGCGGCCTAGAGGTCATAGACATGAACGACAGAGAACTGCTTGAGCTGGCGGCTAAGGCCGCTGGCATCGAGTACCACATTGATTGCCTAGACGGTACACCAAAGCTTGTCGCTAACGACTACGGCGTAGTCTGGAACCCGCTTTGCAGCGACGCGCTTGCATTTCAGTTAGCCGTGAAGCTGCGCATGTGCGTGAGCGTTGAGCACGACGCACAGGCAACATATTGGGCTGGAGATTCGCTGGAAGCCTTTAACGAATCACTTGGTGGGGATGATTGTCTCGCCATGCGCCGCGCCATCGTTCGTGCCGCCGCAGAGATAGGGAGGACCATGCCATGACCGCCATCCGCAAGCTGCAAGAGTTCGCTGATTCGGCAATCGACATCAGCTACGACGACTACCAGCAGTGGAAAGAAGAGTTCGTCGACATCCACACCTGCGCAGTAGACGACCTGATCAAGCGCGGCTTCGTGCGCTTTGCCGGCGTCAAGCTGGTCGAGGCTGACGTGCTATGCATCAAGGTCCAGGACGCCGCTGAGAAGGCCATCAAGCAGGATCACGAGTGCAACCTTGGTCAGCTCCTAGTCGCGCTCAAGGCATGCAACTACGACGAAGCACGCCGCCTCGCTGACCTCTTCCTCGGCAAGGACAAAATCCGCGATCTGGCCGGCGATCTGGTCAACGCGAAGGAAGACGAAATCTACCGGCTGTATCAGCAGGAGGCGGCATGAGCATCATCCGAGAAAACCTAATGAATCGCCCCGGCTACACGCCTTACTGCGGGAATATGGATAAGTGCACCGTCATGCCTCGGACGAACTGGACTGGTGAACAGTTCAAATGTGGATGCTGCGGTTGGGAGTCAAAGTTTCCGGCTGACTTCATTGCTGAGTACAAGGCCAAGTGGCATCCGGAGGAAAAGCAATGAGCATAATCGCGCCCAACTTCCCCGCCCTAATCCAAGCCCTGAGAAATCAGGGCTTTTCGTATCTGGAGTTCAGGAGATCGCCGTTTAAGTGCAAGGGCATGTGGCGGTGCACTGTGGAGGACAGATGAATGAGCTGGCTTTGTTCTCGGGCGCTGGTGGAGGAATTCTCGGCGGCCACCTCCTCGGATGGCGCACGGTCTGCGCTGTCGAGTTCGAGCCCTACGCCGCAAGCGTTCTTGCAGCCAGACAGAATGACGGCCTTCTCCCGCCCTTCCCGATCTGGGATGACGTTCGAACCTTTGACGGAAGACCTTGGCGCGGCCTTGTTGACGTGGTTTCTGGCGGATTCCCGTGTCAGGACATATCAGCTGCCGGGAATGGCGCCGGAATCGACGGCGAGCGCTCAGGACTCTGGCGAGAAATGGCACGAATCGTCGGTGAGGTACGACCGCGATTCGTCTTCGTGGAGAACTCACCGCTCCTTATTCGAAGAGGACTTGCCGTGGTCCTCGGTGACCTTACCGAGCTGGGGTATGACGCGCGCTGGTGTGTTATGGGAGCCGCCGATGCCGGGGCGCCCCATCAAAGGGATCGGATCTGGATTGTGGCCAACGCCGGTGGCGCAGCCAGCCAATGGGACGCCGGAGCGGTTCTTGGAAAGGAAGCGCGAATGGGCGGCGAAAGGCAGTTCGATGGGTATTCATCTCAGCGATCTGCAGCTGGCAGCAGTGGCCAGCGAGCGTGGCATGCAGGGTCGTGGCCGGCTGAACCCGGAATGGATCGAGTGGTTGATGGGATGGCCTATCAACTGGACCGAATTAAAGCCATTGGCAATGGCCAGGTTCCACGAGTGGCAGCGGCAGCATTCACCTATCTCGCATCCGAATGGCTCTGAGGAGGCAGCATGAAGCTCAAGACCCTCGACCTCGGCTGGCTCGGCGCCCTAGCGCTGCTGTTCCTCTTCTTCAAGGCCATCGACGTTGCGAACGGCTGGACCGCGGAACAACCAGCCTACCCCATAACGCATCCGAGATCGGCTTCGAGGTGAACGTCATGTCCTTGGACGAATTGAAGAGGCGCCTGCATTACGACCCTGAGACTGGCGCATTCACATGGATTGATCCTTGGTGCGTTCGTATCAAGCCTGGAGATATAGCAGGAGGGATGACAGATCAAGGATATAGACGTATCGAGATATTCGGCAGGCGATTCAAAGAGCATCGGCTTGCCTGGTTTTACATGACAGGAGAGTGGCCACCCCTCATCGATCACATCAATGGCATGCGGAATGATAATCGATGGAAGAACTTGCGATTAGCCTCAGAGTCCGGAAATCGGCACAACGTGCAGATGAATTCACGCAACACTTCCGGAGTAAAGGGACTGCATTGGCACAAGAGATACAAGTGCTGGCAAGGCCACGTTCGGCTGAACGGAAAGACCCATCAGCAGCAATTCAGCCCAGCCACATTTGGTGGCCTTGATGCAGCCAAACATGCCGCCATCGAATGGATACGGCAGACCCGTGAAAAACTCCATGGCGAATTCGCCAACCACGGCTAGTACAGCGGCATCCGGCCTGGGTGACGCCATCGACTGGCGCGCGTTAAGCGCCTTTCACTTCCACAGGAGGCCATATGAAAGACCCTCGCGCCGGAAAGTACCGGAAGATCTACTTAGACGAGTTCAGGAAGGCCGGCTCGATTCTGAAAGGTCGCGGCGGCTGCCTGGAGTGGAGCCAGCACGACTACCAAGCCTTCACCTACTTCGAGCCCGGCGTCTCCCTCGTCTTCTACCCGCACAAGACAACGGCAGGGAATCGCCATCTGCGCGTGCGTGACCAAGGCAGCAAGAACAAGCCTCTGGCAGCCGAGCTGATGGCTGCCCTGAATGCAGGAACAGGCTACAGCTGCACATTCAGCAGCAAGGGCTAAGCGCCTTTCCCTTCTACCTGGAGAACGATATGAGCAACCATCGCCCCGGCCCTTGGATTCTTTCCGAGTCCAGCGTCCTGCGTTATGGCGACACCAAGGAAACCCAGATTTGCGAGATCTTCTGCAGCCGCAACAACAAAGTGATCGCGGAGATTCCGGACTACTGCTATCACGCAGAAGACGCTGATCAGGACCGTGCTGATGCCCGCGTCCTGACTGCGGCTCCTGAGTTGCTTGCGGACCTGATCGAAGCGGCCGCCATTCTGCGTCGGTACGAAGCGCTCCACCGGGCCAAGAACACAGAAGAGAGCACGGCTAAGGCTGAAGTTAACGCCGGACTGGCTGCTCGCTTCGAAGCAACTATCGCCAAGGCCACCGCCTAACCCCTCCCTTCACTGGCTGCGCATGCGCGGCGAGGTATTACCATGTCCACCGCACTAGCCCCTCTTCTGAACAAGTTCGCCACCCGCTACGAGATGGGCACAACGCCCGAAGAGGTGGCTAGCACTCTCAAGCAGACCTGCTTCAAAGGTCAGGTCAATGACGCTCAGATGGTCGCGCTGCTGATCGTAGCCGACCAGTACAAGCTGAACCCCTTCACGAAGGAACTCTACGCCTTCCCGGACAAGAACAACGGCATCGTGCCGGTTGTTGGGGTGGACGGCTGGGCCAGGATCATCAACGAGAACCCGCAGTTCGACGGCATGGAGTTCGCGATGGACCAGCAGGGCACCGAATGCACCTGCAAGATCTACCGGAAGGACCGCAGCCACGCCATCAGCGCGACGGAGTACATGGCCGAGTGCAAGCGAAACACCCAGCCTTGGCAGTCCCATCCGCGCCGCATGCTTCGCCACAAGGCGATGATCCAGTGCGCCCGCCTCGCCTTCGGATTCGCCGGCATCTATGACCAGGACGAGGCCGAGCGGATCGTTGAGCGCGACGTCACTCCTGCAGAGCAGTACGAGGACGTCAGCGAGGCGATCGGCCTGATCAAAGGCTCACCAACGATGGAGGACCTGCAGGCCGCGTTCAGCGACGCCTGGAAGGCATACAAGACCAAGGGCGCCCGCGACCAACTGACTGTCGCCAAAGACCAGCGGAAGAAAGAGCTTCTGGATGCACCGATTGAAGGCGAGATTGTGGAGGCCGGCGATGATCGAGCAGCGTAGTGATGAATGGTTCGCACAGCGCCTTGGGCGCGTTACGGCTAGCAAGGTCAAGGATGTAATGGCAAAGGGGCGCAACGGCGCCCCTTCTGCTACCCGGCAGAACTACATGATGCAGCTCTTGTGCGAACGCCTGACCGGCAAGCGAGAAGAGGGCTTCACCAGTGCCGCCATGCAGCGCGGAACCGACCTTGAGCCCATCGCGCGCTCTGCCTACGAGTTTTATGCAGGCGTCATGACGGTGGAGACTGGCCTGATACTTCATCCAGAGATTGAGGGCTTCGGTGCTTCGCCGGATAGCTTGGTAGGTGCGAATGGCCTCGTTGAGATAAAGATTCCCAACACCGCAACCCACATCTACACAATGCAGTCCGGGAAACACGACCCCCAGTATGAATGGCAAATGCTCGCCCAGATGGCCTGCAGCGGCCGCGAGTGGGTCGACTTCGTGTCCTTCGACGACCGCTTGCCCGAGGAACTGCAGTACGTGTGCTTCCGCTATCACAGGGACGAGGCGCGAATTCGCGAGATGGAAGCCGAGGTGAAGGCGTTCCTGGATGAGCTGGCAGCGCTTGAGGCTGACATGCGCGGGAGGATGGCGGCGTGATCACTCCCGAAACCCTAGCCTGCTTCGAGCGCGCCGGAGTAGTTGCAGCAGCACGAGCTTTTCATCGCAGCACGCGGACCATAGGCCGCCTCGCCAAGCAATTTGGCGTTGAGTTCAAGACCGATACCGAACGACAGCTTGAGCGGCGTCGGAAGGAACGCGCAGCGCTTGCCCCAGCAGTTCGGAAGCTCGCCCGCCAGCGCCTCAGCCAGGCACAGATTTGCGAGACGCTTGGCATC